TCCCTGATCAGTTGATGAACAGAGTTTCTCCAAAGTAGTGGCTCGAAGCCACGTAACGATTTTCGAGGTGTTACATGCAATCACTGATGAGAGCCATCTACGACGTAGTAGACGAGCACGGCACCAAGAAGATCGCGGAAGGTGCCAGCTTCACGTCGCGCACGCTACTAGCCCAGAAAGCCAACCCTGATTACGACAGCCACAACATGAACGTTGCTGAGTTGGATCGAATCATGGCGTTCACTCGTGACTTCCGTCCGCTGGCGGCTTGGGCGGACCGCTTCGGATTTGATTTGGTGTCACGCGAACGCCCTGCAGCGAAGCCGCTCATGACCGCGCTGTGCCACCTGACCGCTGAGTGCGGTGACGTGGGCCGGCTGATCTTCGACGCCACCGCTGACAACCACATCAGCCAGCACGAAAAAGCCCAAGGCGACAAAGCCATCCAGGAAGCCATCGACGCGCTGCAGGTTCTGCGCGAATCGCTGAAGGCCGCCTGAATTTCAGACACAAAAAAGCCGACGTACGAGGTCGGCTGATTCGATAACACTTTGTGAGGCCGATTATGCAGAGCCAACCCAACACAAGCAATACCCCGAACTATGTCGCGACACGTTTTCATAATTCGCAAAACGTGTCGCGCACCACAATGTCCTCCCGCGAGATCGCCAATGTCACCGGCAAGCGTCACGCCAACGTGAAGCGCGACATCGCAGCGATGCTGAAAGAACTCAAATTAGATGTACTCAGTTTTGAGCACATCTATCTGGACGGTCAAAACCGAGAGCAAGTTGAGTACATGCTCGACCGCGAGCACACCGACTGCCTGCTCACCGGCTACAGCGCACCAATGCGCATGAAGGTGATTCGCCGCTGGCGCGAACTGGAACAGCAACAGGGCGCCCGCGAGCAAGTCCTGCTCAATGGCACCAAGGTGGTAGGCGAACTCGCGATCCTCGAGTGCTTCACGCGCCTGCTGAAGCCGGCGCCGTCCAGTCAAATGCTGATGCTGGCCAAGATCGCTGCGAACAACGGCCTCGACGCCAAGTTCCTCCCTGGCTATGCCATCGACGCGGCACCAGACGCCACTGGCGGTAGCTCCATGCCGACCAAGGCCATTACTGCCCTGATCAAAGATCACGGCATCGCCAGCACCGCCGCCGCCTTCAATCGTGCACTGGCCGCCAAGGGCCTCCTCAAGCAGCTCCAGCGCAAGAACTCCAAGCAGGAAATGGTCGACTTCTGGTGCGTTACCGAGAAGGGCATGACCTACGGCAAGAACCTCACCAACCCCCAATCCCCCCGCGAGACGCAGCCTCACTGGTACGTCGATCGTTTCCTCGAACTGGCCACACTGGCCGGGAAGGCCTGACATGCAATACACCGTCACGATCAACCAGGTGAAGGCGCTTGAGTGGGGGCTGAACTCTCAGCAGGCCCTGCTGTTCGCCTTCGTCTACGAGAGCCCGAGCTGGGCCAATCCAATCAAGACGGACACCGGGATCTACTTCGCGCTGAGCAAGAGCAAAATCGTTGAAGAACTGCCACTGCTCACTGATAAGCCGGACACCGCTTACCGCCTGCTGAAAGCTCTGGCTGAGGCTGGACTGATCGAGCTTTCCAGCACTTCCAGCATCACTTTGATCCGTCTCACTGAAAAGGCGAAAGAGTGGAATCGCAAACTGGATGGGTCGGAAAAATATCCGACCTCAAATGCTGTCGATGGTCGGAAAAAAATCCGATCTACCTCGGATAAATCTCCGAGCAAGGTCGGAAAAAAATCCGATGCAGGGTCGGAAAAATCTCCGACAAATCAGGATACCAATAATCAGGGTACCAATCAGGTAACCAGTAATCAGGATTTGCAGGACGGCTCGGGCAAGCCGAACCGGTCCGGCGGATTGGTGCTGGTCGTTGATCGCACTGAAGCGCCACGGGTTGAGATTCCCGCCGACATGCCTGGCCCCAAAGACCAATCCTGCAAGACGTTCAAGACTTGGGCGAACTACGCCATGTCCTACCGCAAGCGGTACAAGGCTTGGCCGGTCTGGAACGCCAAGGTGGGAGGGCAGGTTGGCTTGCTGATCGGCCGCCTCGGCATCGACGTCGCTCACAGCGTCGCCGCGTACTACCTCGGGATCAACGATGCCCAGCTGATCCGCAAGTGCCACAGCTTCAGCGAACTGCTGGCCAACGCCGAGAGTTACCACACCCAATGGGTGACTCAGACCCAGATCAACGGCCGTACCGCCCGGCAGCAGGAAGACACCCAAGCCAACATCAACGCCGCGCAGGAAGCTGCTCGGAACATCCGAGAGGGAGGGACACGCAATGCTTTCCTCTGAAGATCGTGCACAACTGGCCGGTGCAATCTGCGCCACCGCCGAAACCCTCGGCCAAACCATCAGCGCCGCTGCTGCCGAGTTGATGGCTGAGGACTTGGCCGTGTTCGCCCCGACCGACATCCGCAAAGCGCTTCAGGCGTGCCGTCGCGAGCTGGCCGGCAAATTGACCTTGGCTGCCGTACTGCAACGCATCCAGGCTGAAGACGGTCGCCCGGGCAAGGACGAGGCATGGGCCATCGCCATGACCACGAATGACGAGTTCGAAACCGTGGTGTTGACCGATGAGATCCAGATCGCCCTGGGCGCGGCAAAGCCGGTCCTCGATGCCGGCGACAAGGTCGGTGCCCGGATGGCGTTCATCAGCGCTTACGAGCGACTGGTTGCTCAGGCCCGGGAGGATGTGAAGCCGGTGAACTGGCATGTGTCCGTGGGGTTCGACGCGAACCGTCGCATTGAGGCCGTCACCAAGGCCGTGCAGATGCAGCGCATCCCCCAGGAGAGCGGGCAGAAGTACTTGGCTGATCTGCGGGTGGTTCCAGTCACCGAAGACGGCCGCGCCCTGGCGGGGCTGATCACCGGTGAGGTGGCGCGGCCGACGCCGGCAGTGCGCGAAAAGCTCAAAGCAGTGAAGGAGTCAATGCTGGAAATGCGAGCGGCGACCGCTGAAAGGAAAGACGAAATGCGGATCGAGGCGGCCAATGAGCTGGCTGATCGCCGGGCTCTGCTGCTGAAGCAGGTGGAAGAATTGGAATCGGGGAGGGCGTCACATGGCTGAGCTCGCGCTTATCCGCACCGCTCAAGGCTTGGTGCCGGCCACCGAAGCGGACCGTGAAACCGTCCAAAAGTGGAAGGCAGGCCAAATCATCCACGGCAAGTTCACCCGTATGCGCAATGGCAAGTTCCACGGCAAGTTCTTCTCGATGCTCGATCTGGCATGGGATTACTGGGAGCCCGTTGGTGGCTTGATCCCGCGACAGGAGATGCGCGGCATTCAGGGCTTGGCCAAGTTCTTCGAAGCGCAGAGCGGCAAGCCGGGGCAGCTGTCGGACGCTGTCGCGGCATACGTCTCCGGCCTTGAGTTAACTCGCGCCGAGCGTTTCCCGGCCGTGGACAAGAGCCGCGAAGCCTTTCGTGAGTGGGTGACGATTGAGGCCGGTCACTTCCACCTGGTGCATACGCCTGAAGGAATCCGCAAAGAGGCGAAGTCGATCAGTTGGGCAAACATGGACGACTCCGCCTTCGAGCCACTTTATCGCGACGTCTTCAACGCCTGCTGGCGGTTGGTGCTGTCCGCACACTTTGAGAATGAAGCTGACGCGCTTTCAGCGGCCGATCAGTTGGGGAATTACGCATGAAACGCACAGAGCTGAAGCGATCCTCGCCACTAGCCTCCGACGGAATCCAGGCCCGCGAACGCCGCAAGAAGCGCTGCAAAGTGTGCGAAGCCATATTCACTCCGGTTCGCAACTTCCAGGCAGTGTGCGGGGAGATCACTTGCGCCATTGCCCATGCACCGGCGAATCAGGTGCGAGCGCGAAAAGCTTTGGCTGATGTCGAGCGCCGCGAGATCAAGGTCCGCAAGGAGAAGCTGAAGAGCAGGGCCGACCACCTCAAGGACACGCAAATCGCTTTCAATGCCTGGGTACGTGAGCGGGACGCCGAGTTGCCTTGCATCAGTTGCGGCCGCCACCACCAGGGCAAGTATGACGCCGGGCATTACCGCACCGTCGGCAGCAACCCAGCATTGCGCTTCGAGCCGCTGAACTGCCACCGCCAATGCTCGCCGTGCAACACCCAGCTGTCCGGGAATATCGTGAATTACCGCATATCACTGGTGAAGCGGATCGGCGTTGAGGCAGTCGACTGGCTGGAGGGTCCGCATGAGCCGAAGAAGTACACCATCGAAGAACTGAAGGCGATGACCGCCGACTACCGGGCAAAAACAAGAGAGCTGAAGGGGAGAGCAGCATGAAAATCCATTCCGCACGCCAGGCTTGGCACGACTGCAACTACAACCCGGCCCCCGGCCAGACCTCCGACGCCGCAGAGTTGGGCGTGGTGGTGCAGAACACTGAGCGAGGTCCGACGGCGAACCCCGCGATGCACGGAGCGCTGGCCGGTCACATTCAGTCGGCTATCGCACGACTGCACGTTCAACTGCGGGCTTTCGGCAATGCCATGTATGCGGCCGAGCCGACAGATGATGATCGGGAGGAGGCCGAATCGGCAGTTTTCAACCTGGCATGCTCGCGGGTAGAGCGCATGACCGCCAGCAAGCGGGAGAGGGCCGAGTATGTCGCCAAGGGCGTGTTTCGTCGTTACCGCTACATGCATCAAGGCGGGCAGTCTGCCAATGCTGATCCGCTGATCAAGCCTGAGGTGTTTCGCGCCTGGATGAAAGGGGAGTACGACATCGAGCTTCCGTCCGCGGCCTGGGGGCGGGATTGGGAGCCTTTCGTGCAGCTCTGCTTCGACGCCTGCTATGACATCGACGCTCGCGCTTTGAGTCCAATTGGTGGGGTGATTTACAAGATGAAAGAGGCCGCTTGACTTCCCGCACGGCTGGAGGCATCATTTCGCCATAGTTAGCATTTTGCCTTCGGCAACTTGCACTACCGATACAAAGAAAACCCGGCCAGTGAGCCGGGTTTTTTGTGGGCAGCTGAATGGGTGTCAATCTGCTGTAGCCATTATATTGACATCGTGCACGTTATCGACAAAAGTGAGACCCTGCCCAACACAGAGCCTCTCTGATGCGTAAAATTATTGCTTTAACAGCGCTGATTCTTTCGACTACCGCGATTGCTGACGATCGGGTGACCGTCTCGGGTCTTCAGGCTGGCATGCACGACTTGGGATACCCGGCAGTTTTTGGTATCGCGCACAACAACTCGAACGAAACGCTGAGAAGCGTGTTCGTTAAGTTCAAACTTTATGATTCGGCTGGAAATGTGGTTGGCAACACTGTCGCTAACGGGCAGGACATTGGCCCCGGTGAGAACTGGAAGTTCTCCGCCGCAGCGACCCAGCCATTCAGCACAATGAAACTCAGCGAAGTCACGATCTACTGATATCCGTAATCTGCAGGGCCCCGCCAAGTGCGGGGTTTCTTTTAAGCCCGCCAAGTGCGGGTTTTTTGTTGCCCCAAATCAGGGCCTCGCCAATGTGCGGGGCTTTTTCGTTTTCGGCTCCACGACACCCATTGCTCTGAGCTGGGAGTGCTGCTGGAGCTGATTCAATTCACGTCATGCCAACGGAGTCGAGCACATGGAGCTTCTCTACCGCCTGCTCGACAGGTTGGATACATGGTTTACAGCAGGGCTACTCGGGGCAATTGCTGCGAGCTGGTGGCACCGGGACGACCTGGTAGACCGGAAAGCCTGGGTGATCTTCATCTTCTCAGGCGCTGCATGCGCCCACTACCTGACGGGTTTGGTCAGTACCTACCTTGGCGTTGTCGAGCCTCGCAGCGTTGCCGGTATCGGCTTCCTGCTCGGCACCTTCGGCGGATCGCTGATCGCGGCAATCACCCGAGCCATCAAAGCCGCTGACCTCTGGGCGTTCATCCGCCAGCGGTTCGGGGGAGGCAATCCACCATGAACTACGAACTGATCAATTCCAT